TATTAATCATGGCTACAGTTCTATCGGGTACTTCGGGAGCGTTATATTATTCTCCTGCTGGTACAAGCGTAACAACTCTTACAGCATCAGCTTTTCCTTCATCAGGAGCAAACATTACTGTTGGATCTCAGTTGGGTTACAGAGTAAATGACACAGTAACACTTGCATATCCAGCAGGATCTACAGTTACTAACTGTATTGCAGCAGGAGATCATTTTGTAAAAACTTACGATGCTTCAACTGGTGTTATGACTCTTTCTGCGACAGCAGGAGGAGCAGCTTTGACAGCTTCAGCATCTCCTACTTTCGTTGATGGAACATTTGCAAGCATTACATTCACAGCACCATTAGTTGTTGGATCTGTAAGAGAGTGGAGTTTTGAAATAACCAGAGCAGAGATTGATGTAACAAGTATTGGTCAAACTGTTACTCAAACCGCACCATTTAGAACTTTCATTTCAGGTTTTGCTGATGGTAGTGGTTCTGCTAGTGTTTATTCAACAGATGATGACACACTTCTTTCCAGCAGAATGGTTGAAGATGTTATTCAACGTCAGCAAGCTGGTGCAAAGGTAAGATTGTATATTGATCGTCAAATGAGTGGTGCTAACGTAGATCAAAACGCAAGTAGATCAATTTTGGCAGATATTATTCTTACATCTGCAAGTTTCAACGTTAATCCAGATGACGGACAGGTTGTAGAGATAGCCTTCAGACCAAGTGCTGCTCCAACATTCGATCTATCTAAGACTGCGTAATATTGTATTAGTAGTTATTAATTATTATGAACCTCGGTCAATCCGAGGTTTTTTATTGGATAATGAAGTACACTAATAGAAGATAAAATTAATTTATGGCAACCCAATCAGCACTAGACAGACTAAGAAAAGCTGCAAATCTCGAACCTAAGAAAAAAGAAGTTACATTATCCGATGGTTCGATTTTTGAAATGTATGTAACTCCACTAACAATGGCAGAAAGAGAAAGAGCACAAAAGCAAGCTAGAAGTGATGATGCAAATGCTTTTGCACTTCAACTACTTATGAATAAAGCATTAGATGTAAATGGTACAAAATTATTTAATGCAGGAGAGATAGACGTATTAAAAAATGAAGTAAAAGATAGTGATTTGCAAAGTCTAATGCTTGCTGTAATAAATTCAGATCAGGAGGAAATAATCGACCCAAAAGATTAGTTGCTGAGTTAAAAAAAGATAATTTAATGATGCTGCAATTTGGTGTAGCTAAAGAATTAGGAAAGAGTTTAAGAGAAATAAGGGATATGACTTTAGATGAGCTAATTGGCTGGAGTGCATATTTTCAAGTAATTAATGAAGAACAAGAAAAAGAATTTGAAAAAGCAAGAATAAAAAGATAAGCTAGAATAAAGTAATATTAACGCTGTAATCCGTGGCATATCAGGCACAGATAAATATAAAAACTACTGGATTATCAGGTTTAAATAAGATAAATGCCTCTGTAGATAGAATTAATAAAGCTATTATTCAGATAAACAAGGGTGGGAGTAAGATAAAAGCTGGACAAACTGTAGTAAAAGTAAGTCAACAAGATTTAGCAATTAAGCAAAAGATTTTAAAAGTAGAGACTGATATAGCTAATCAACTACAAAGACAAAAAAGTTTACGAGGTAGAGGAGGTACTGGAGGAGGATCAACAGGCACGGGAGGCACAACAACTGGTAGAGCAGGAGGAGGAGGAAGTGGAATTTTATCTGGAGCATTAATTAGTGGTGCTTTTCCTGTTTTGTTTGGAGGCGGTATCGCAGGAGGAGCAGCAGGATTTGGAGGAGGATTAATTGGTGGAGCGTTAGGTGGTCAGACAGGTGGATTTGCAGGAGGTCTTGTTGCTACTGCTGCACTCCAAGCAACTACAGCATTAGGCGAATTAGGCCAGGCATTAAATCCCTTAACGGCTGACATAACTAAACTTACAAGTGCTGTAGGTTTAGCAGGAACACAAGAACAGTTGAGGCTTCAAATTATAGAACAAGCAGAGGGCAAACAAGCAGCATTAGCAGCAGCAACGGCAAATATGGCTAATGTTATAGGAGATTCGGGAGTTGATGCCTTAAAAACTTTTGGAAAAAACTTTAATGCTATCTCTAATAATTTTGCTAGGTTCAGTTTAAAAATGCAAACTGGCTTTGCTAAATTATTTAACAGAGTAATTGAATTATTTCCTGCCTTAAAAGGAGATGGAGGTTCATCTCCTGCTGTCAATGAAGCTGTTGAAAAAAGATTAAAAGCCGAACCAGAGGGAAAGGATCTCGCTGAGAATATTAAAACTTTAAAAGAAGAAATAACTCGTTTAGAACAAGCAATTACCAAAAGGCAAAATTCCTTCATACCTCCAGAATTAGGTTTTCTTAGAGGTGGAAGCACACTATTTCCCTCGCAAATAGATACTAAGGCTATTACAGCCGAAAAAACTGACCAGGCAACACTTACGGGTAAAAAGGATGAATTAAGCGTAGAGGAAGAAAAGTTAAGAAAACTAGAAGAGCAAATTAGAAAAGAAGAAACAATAAAAGAAAGAAAAGCAACAGCCCTTAAAGCACAGACATCAGCATTAAAAACAACTGAAAAAGAAGTAGAGTTATTGCAAGCAAAGTTAGATGGTAATTTTGAAGAAGTACAAATAAGACAAAAAGTAGATGAAATAGAAAAAAGTTTACTTGACAAGGGAATTTTAAAGGAAGATATAAACAGAGACACTATTCAAAGTTTACTAGAACAAGAAGCAAGTCTAAGTAAACAAGTTGATACAGCAGAAAAATTAGATAAGGTTTTTAAAAATATTGCAAAATCTATACAGAGTGACATTCAGCAGGGCATTAAAGGTCTTATAAAAGGAACATCTACACTTGGAGATTTACTAAATAATGTTGCTGATAAATTCCTAGATATAGCTTTAAATCAAGCT